GTTCAACCCACAATCGAAACTAACAGCCTCTCTTGTGGATGAGGTACGCGAACTCCTGGCGCGAGGCATGAAGCCGATGCAAATCGCGCTCAAGTACGAAGTGTCAGATTCAACCATTCGCAGAATCAAGCATGGCGTCGCATGGAGGAAAACGTGAGCCTACTCAAATCCGTTTTTGGTTTCCTGAAGTCGAAGCCCGAACCATTACCCAACGAGACTTCAGGCATCAGCAGCGAACTCGGGATGCGCCCAACCCCAGAGAATCAGATCAAGTATTTGTATCGAATCATGCACGTCGACCCCGACGTGCGCCAGGCGATCCTCGACATCCGCGAGATGGACCGGCTCGATCCGCGCGTGAAGCGGGTGCATGCGCGCGTGGCGCGCGACGCCATCAAGGGCGGGCTGATCCTGCAGCAGGCGGCCGCCAACGAGACGCTGGCGCGCGAGTGGGACGCCTGGCAGCGCCGATTGCAGTTGAACCGCGTGGAGAAGCTGAAGTCGGACGCCCGCGGCCTGGTGATGGAAGGGTCGCTTCCGCTGCAATGGGTGCTGGACGATGCCTTCCGCGTGGTGGCCGCGGTGCGCATGCCTTCCGAGACGATCTTCCCGAACGTGGATGCCTCGGGGCGCTTCAGGGCGGTGGCCGAGGCGTATTTCCAGCTCGACGTGATGAGCGGCGCGAAGCTGGCCAGTTTTCCGCTGTGGCAGTTGTTCCTGTCGCGCTTCGACCCGGATAATTTCGACGACATGGGGGCGATGGGGCGGCCGTTCCTCGACGCGGCGCGCGAGACCTGGCGCAAGCTCTGCATGACGGAAACAGACCTCGTAATCCGCCGGCGCATGCGCGCGCCGCTGCGGATGGCGCACGTGCTGGAGGGGGCGAACAAGGAGGATCTGGAGGCCTACCGCGCCAACGTCGAGCGCGGCCAGCACGAGATTACCACCGACTTCTACCTCAACAAGAAGGGCAGCGTATCGGCGGTACAGGGGGATTCCAACCTCGATCAGGTCGCCGACGTGGTGCACCTGCTCGATACCTTCTTCGCCGGTTCGCCCTTGCCCAAGGGCCTGGCCGGCTATACCGACGGGCTGGCGCGCGACATCCTGGAGGATCTGAAGCGCGACTACTATGAGGAGGTGGACAGCCTGCAGGACACGCTCTCCTTCGGCTACGAGCAGGGCTTTCGCCTGCACCTGCTGCTGAAGAACATCAATCCGGACGCGGAGGATTTCACCATCCGCTTCGCCGAGCGCATGACGGAAACGGCCAACCAGAGCGCCGACCGCGGGCTCAAGCTGCGGGCGCTGGGGCTGCCCTTCGGGATGGTGTGGGAGGAGCTGGGCTACGACCCGGCCTACGTGCGCGAGCGCATCCAGGCCGAGGCGAAGGAGACCGACCCCTACCCGGAGCCGGCCGGCATCCAGCCGAAGGGCAGGCCGGCGCCGCGGGTGTCGGTGACGCCGGGCAACGCCAAGAAGGGCGAGAGCGGGACGTCGATCAGCAATGGATGACGCCGACCGCAGCGAGCCGCGTCTGGCCGCGATGGCGGGCGCGGCTGAACGAGCGGCGATCCGTCGCGCCACGCTGCGCGCGCAGCGGGCCGTCGAGGATCTGGACGCCGAGACGGCGCAGGCGCTGATCGATCTCTACACGCAGGCTGCCGACGACATCGCGGCGCGGCTGGCGGTGCATGCCGGCGGCGACGACACGCTGACGCTCGCCGAGCTGCGCTCGGCGCTCACGCAGATCGAGGCGCGCCTGGCGGAGCTGGCGCGCACGAGGGACGGCCTGCTGATGGACTCGATCGAGCGCGCCGCCGCGCTGGGGGCGGAGGCGGTCGCCGGCGGCGTGGCCACGGCGGCGACGATGAGAATCTCGCACGAGGCGCTCGCCTTCATCCAGACGTTCATCGCGGAGGACGGCCTGCAGCTCTCCGATCGCATCTGGCGGCTGGATCGCCAGGCGCGCGACCGGGTGGTGAATGCCATCGAGCAGGCGGTGATCCAGGGCTGGGGGGCGGAGCAGGCGGCGCGCGAGCTGCTCGGCCAGGGCAAGCCGGTGCCGGGCGAGCTGCGCGAGAAGGCCCGGGCGGCGGATGTCGCCGCGCTCGGCCGGCAGGTGGACGAGCTGATGACGGGCCCGGGCAGCCCGATGGACAACGCCATGCGGGTGATGCGCACGGAGATCAACCGCGCCCACGGCGAGGCCTACATGATGGACGGGGAGGGCCACCCCGATTTCGCCGGCTGGCGCTTCCTGCTCTCGCCGGCGCACCCGAAGCCGGACATCTGCGACCTGCTCTCCGAGCAGAATCTGTACGGCCTGGGCAAGGGCGTCTATCCCGACCGCGAGCGCCTGCCCTGGCCGGCGCATCCGAACACGCTCTCCTTCGTGGTGAAGGTGTTCATGGACGAGATCACCGCGGCCGACCGGGCGGGGAGGGAGACGCCGATGGCGGCGCTGGCGCGGCTGTCGCCGGAGCGGCGCGAGGGGGTGCTGGGCAAGGGCAAAGCCGAGGTCTACGAGGCCGGCAAGCTCACGCAGGGGATGATCCGGGCGCCGCTGAAGGAGGTTCGTGAGAGAATCGGGCCCGTGGATATCAGGGATGCGCTGACCAGACAGTATTTCAACGGTGCCGACATTTCAATATCCGGCAGCTTCCAACCGGTTCAGCTGCCGGGTGGCGTGCTCGATCGCAGCCTGGCGCCTGCGCTGCTGGGTGTTCCGGATGGGGCAAAGGTGTTCGTCAAACAGCTCCGGCGCGGCATCGAATTCGAGGCGACGCATCCCTTGTTCGCTGGGCAACGGGCCATGTTTCTGGGCAGGGATGGCGTGCTGCATTGGGAGGGATTCTTTCTGCGTGACGATGCGCCGGCAGGCCTGGGGACGCGCATGGCCGCCACGACCATACTGACGGCGCAAGCCCTGGGTATTCCGGAAATGCAGATGACCGCCTGGGGCAGGCCGGAATACAACGGCAGTTACACCTGGGCGCGTCTCGGGTTCGACGCAGCGTTCGATGCCAGGGACAGGGCTCGCCTGGAACGCGCGGGCTTCCATTCTGTCCACACAGTCCTGGACCTGCTGGCGGTCCCCGCCGGGCGCGCCTGGTGGAAGGAACGCGGCTGGACCAAGGAAATGCGCTTCAGCCTTGACTCGGGCGGCCGTTCCATGAAAACATTCTTCTCGTATCTCTCCCAAAAAGGGGTGAAGCCATGAATCCGAGACAGCAGCTTGCCGGCATCAAGCGCACCGATCCGTCGGCGCAGCCGCTCGCCGACGCCATTCAGGAGCAGATTTCCCCCGCCGAAATCCAGGCTCGCCGCGAGGCAGCGCTGCGGCGTGACATGAGGGCGCGCGGCAAGAGCGACGCCGAGATCGACGCCTACCTGGGGCGCGAGCGGGCTGCCGCCTGAGCCGACCTCCGCATGACAACCCAAGCCCCGCTCCGGCGGGGTTTGGCGTTGTGCGCCCAGCATGGGCGCGATCTTGGAGGTGGAAGTCCTCCCGTGAGTTGGCCACAGCAAACGAAGCGAAGCGCAACTGCATGAGGGCGACCGAGTGTGGGGAGGAAGCGTGGAGCGAAACCGCGAGCCGATGGACAAGAACTGGATATGAGGCGATGCCGAGCAGGGCGAGCGGGCAACGTTCCGCGAAGCTCTTGTGGTCAAAGCGAGGTGGCGTAAATTCAGCGGTTGTGCGGGGAAGGATCGCGTTCTTACCTGGGGAGATCTCGCCGATTTGGTGGATAGGGTGAAGCCCAACAGGCCACGGCAGCGAGAAACCGGAATCGCCGAATTGCCTCAACGGAGCCTCAGGCGTCGGGTCGGGTGCATCACAAGCCTGACGACCTCAACTACTTCAACCGCCCGGTGCGGACCCGCATGCCGGGTGGTGTGGGAGGGGTGCGGTCGCTTTTGACCGCCCCCTATCCCGATTTTGGCGCCGGCTTTCTGCCCTGTTTTCCCGCACCGATAGCCGAGACACTCGCCACGACCTGAAGAAGGTTGCCGCGGCGGGTGTCGAGCTCGCTCCTTGCGTCCGCCGCGGCCTTGATCGGGCGGACAGCGATGACGGGACAACGTAGCCATGTAGTCAACTCCTCCTCCCTGGAGCTTGGGCCTGCCCTCCTTGCGGGGGGCAGGCATCTTCTTCTCGAGGCGCTGAACCATTCCGGGGCAGTGCGATTCCTCTCCGGCCTGCATGTGAGCCTGCAGGATGGCAAGACGTCTTCCTGGGTGACCCTCACCCGCACCGGCCGCTTCCGCGACCCGCGCTACGGTGAATTCGAGATCACGAAGGCGATGCTGCTTTCGATGGTGGAGAACTTCGACAAACACACCTACGGCCAGGACATTTTCATCGACGTGGCCCACCGGCCGTCAGACGGTGCGGCGGGCAAGGTGGCGAAGCTCTCCATCGAGGGCGACCGCCTGCGCGCACTGGTGGAGTGGACGCCCTACGGGATTGAGGCGGTCCGCGGCAAGGGCTACATCTACCTGTCGGCCGAGTACCACGAGAACTTCCAGGACAACGAGACCGGGCAGAAGCACGGCCCGGTGCTGCTGGGGGCGGGCCTCACCGTGCGACCGGTGATCAAGCGCCTGGACCCGATCCAGCTCTCCGAATCCGACGGCGGCGGCGTGCCGACGCTGCTGCACCCCGAACTGCAACTCACTCTTACCGAGGAAATACGAGCCATGTGGAAAGAACTCCAGAAGCAGCTCAGCGAAAAGCTGAAATCGTTCAAGCTCGCCGACGCCGTCGTCGAGTCCCTCGCCGCGGCCGCCGAGAAGGCGGTGGGCGGCATCACCGTGGAAGCCGACGCGAAGGCGCTGATGGCGGCCTTCGAGGCCTCCGGCAAGCAGCTCGCCGAGCAGGTGGGCGACAAGGTCGTGAAGCTCTCCATCGACGTGCCTGCGCTCAAAGGCGGGCTGACAGCCGACGACGTGAAGAAGCTGATGGCGGACGAGTCCGCGCGCCAGGCGGACGAGGCCAGGCGCCTCGCCGAGGCGCAGGCCGGCAACGCCAAGCTGCTCGCCGACACCATCGGCGCGGCCAAGGACCTGCCCGACGCGCTGAAGAAGGAGCTCGCCGAGGCCGTCGCCGATCTGGTGACGCCGGCCATGACGGCCGAGCAGGTGAAGAAGCTCGCCGAGGCGCAGATCGCCAGCGGCAACCGCATCGAGGCGGCGAAGAAGCTCGCCGCGATGGGCTTCCAGCATCCGGCCGGCACGGTGCATATCTCGGTGGACGATTCCAATGCCGTCAAGGCGCTGCAGGAGGCGGTGGACCGCCGCCTCGGCTTCGCCGGCATGCCGGATTCGCGCCGCTTCGCCGCCACCGGCGGACAGTTGCAGGAGGCCAACAAGGCCATCGTCGAGAAGGTGCTGGCGCAATACGACGCGCTGCACGGCCACCAGCTGCACGCCGAGCACAAGATGCTCGCCGGCGGCGATGGCGTGGTCTCCGATGTGGCGGTGCCGGCGATCTTCGAGCGCACGGTGATTCGCGAAGCGCTCTACCAGCTCGTCGGCCTGCAGTTCGTCGATGTCGGCACGGTGGCGTTCGCTGCTTCGGTGCTGATTCCCTACAGCTACCGCGACACGGCGGCGGCCGGGCGCAGCAACACCCGCGTGTATGAGGGCGGCGCGATTCCGCGCGCCGGCGTCAAGCAGACTTCGGACACGGCCTACCCGCTGCCGCAGAAGCTGGCCTTTGAAGTCTCGGACGAGCTGCGCTACCTCACCGGCAACGGGCAGCTCGACTGGGATTCCGTGACGGAGAACGTAAGGAACGCCAGCCGCATCATCGGCGAGGACTCCGAGAAGCTGATCTTCGACGAGGTGCTCAACGCCAGCGACCAGTACGCCGCCACGGCTGTGACGAACGAGGCGACGGCCACCGCCGACGGCACGAAGAAGACCTTCTGCCTGGACAACTTCCCGGTGCTGCGGCCGAAGAAGACCTACGACTTGCAGGGCAACCAGGTGGGCTCGACACTGTACCCGATCACCGTCACGGTGAACGCGGTGGCAAAGACCGAATACGACGGCAGCGGCACGCAGGCCGCCGGCCTCTACTGGTCGATGGACTACAACCTGGGCGAGATCACCTTCGTCTCCGAGCTGGGCGTGCCGACGGCGCCGACCAATACCCACGCAGTCGTCTGTTCCTACACCTACACGACCAACGTGTACAAGTTCGACACGGACCTGGGCAGCCTGGCGGTGGACGCCAAGTACGATGACTTCCTCTACCGCTTCGGGCTGCGCAAGGCGGTGATCGAGGACCAGCGCTACCACGCCTGCAACTTCGGCCTGATGAGCGGCACGGTGCGCACGCAGATCGAGCAGGCGCGCCAGTTCGCGGCGAACTACGCGCGGCCCGGCACCAACCTGTCGGCCGAGGGCAACCTGGGCGTGGTCAAGGGCGTGCCGCAGTTCAAGGCGAGCGCGCCCGGCCTCGCCATGGGCGACCAGCGCGTGATCGTCGGCGAGCGCGGCCTGACGCGCTTCCGCATGGCCAAGCCGTGGAGCATGGGCCAACTGGAGAACCAGAAGGATTCCAATGGCCGCTTCACCGGCAAGAAGGAAGCCTACGGAGACCAGTTCATCGTGCTGCATACGCCGGCGCCTCTCAAGGCCGGCTACACCAGCATGGTGCTCTACAGCACCGCCGCCCGGGTCGACCGGTAACCGCCGCCAGCCCTCTCCCCCGCCCCTCTCCCGCAGGCGGGAGAGGGGGGCGCGGAGACCAGGAGAACGCAATGGAAAAGATACCCGTGCATAACAACGGCGCGATGCCGATCTACGTGGCCGGGCAGATGATCCCGGCCGGCGAGACGCGCCACTTCGACGCCGACATGGTGCCGCCCGAGTTCCGGCCGGCGCCGGCGGAGGCGGCCGAGCAGCCCGAGCCGGAAGACCCCCTCCTCAAACTGTTCGGCGAGAAGCTGTCCGTGCTGCTGCCGATCCTCAAGGATCTCTCCGATGCCGAGCTGGATCGCCTGGGCGAGCTGGAGCAGGCCAAGGGCGAGGGCGCCCGCAAGACGCTGCTCGCGGCGATCGCCGAGGAGACCCTGCGTCGCGCCGACGCCGCCACCGCCGGCCAGACCGGCGGCGAAGGCGAAGCGGGTGGCGAATAAGGGGCGCGAATGGCCGGCACGATGTCGGAAGCGGACCTCGTCGCGGACCTGAAGGCCAGCCTGCAGGACGCGGCGAGCGTGTTCGTCGCCGCCTCGGATGCCGACTTCAAGCGGCACCTGGCGGCGGCGGCGCTCGACTTCGCGCGCCTGCGCCCGCGCACCGTGCTGGGAAGCATCACCCTCGCTGCCGACGAGGCGGCCTACGCGCTGCCGGCCGACTTCCACGCCTTCAAGTGCGACCTGTGGGGCGTGGCGCCGAAGTCACGCCCGCAGCCGTGGGAGAAGGCCTGGCCGGGCCCGCTGCCGCGGGCGACGGTGGCCGAATCCGGCGGCGCGAAGAAGCTCACCCTGGCGCCGCCGCCAACCGCCGCGCAGATATCGGTGCTCGGCGCCGAGTTCCGCTGCTACTACTACGCGAAGCACGCCATCGGCGCGACGGCCGCCGAGACCACCATCGCCGCCGGCGACCGCGGGCTGCTGCTGCTGCGCGCGCAGGCCGAGGCGCTGCGCGAGCTGGCGATGCGCAACATGCACAAACCGGTCGCGTTGCGCGACGGATTGACCGGCGCGCCGCGCAACGCGCTGCCGGCGCATCTCTTCGAGGTCTTCATGGAGGAGTTCGAGCGGGCATGGAACTGAAAGTCGCCATCGACGACAAGGCGCTGCAGGAGGCCTTCGCCCGCGCGCCGCAGCGCATGGAACGCGCCCTCGATGAGGGGCTGTCGCGCGCCGCCGAAGAAGTGGCGCGGGCGGCGAAGCTGAAGGCGCCGACGCTGTTCAGCAGCCTGGTCAACTCCATTCGCGCCGTGCAGGAGGGGCGGCTCCACTACGCCGTCTATCCGGCGGTGAGTTACGCCGCCGCCGTGGAGCAGGGCACGCGCCCCGGCAACATGCCGCCGCCCGAGCACCTGATGGGCTTCATCCGCAGCCGCGGCGGCTACCGCGGCAATCTGGGCAAGCCGGGCAGCCCGAAGCGGCGCCGGCAGATGGACGAGATCCGCGATCGCGCCGGCGCGCTGGCGGCCCATATCAAAAAGCACGGCACGAAGGCGCACCCCTTCATGGCGCCGGCCCTGTCGGAGAACGAGTCGCGCCTGCGGCAGATGATCCGCATGAAGCTGTGGGCCGAAGCGCGGGAGGTCTTCGCTTAATGGAGATGCGCCTGGTGCAGAAATTCGAAACCGAGCACAGCACCGTGAGCGAGCTCTACGTGAACGGCGCCTTCGAGTGCTATGTGCTGGAGGATGCAGTGCGCGAAGTGCCGGGCGCGCCCGTGGAGGAATGGAAGGTGCCGGGCGAGACGGCGATCCCGGGCGGGCGCTACCGCGTCGCCGTCGACTGGAGCACCCGCTTCCAGAAGCTGTTGCCGCATCTCCTCGATGTGCCGGGCTTCGAGGGCATCCGCATGCACACCGGCAACGACGCCGGCGACACGGAGGGATGCCTGCTCGTAGGAAAATATCCGATGCCGGAGTGGCTGGGCGGCAGCCGCGAGGCCTGGAGCGCCTTCTACCCGAAGCTGCGCGCCGCGCTGGAAGCGGGCGAGGAGTGCTGGATCGCGATCGAGCGGAAAGTCAGCCGCCGCGATACGGCGATGGAGGCCGCATGAGGTACGCCGCCGCGCGCCGCCGCATCCGCTCGGGCGACCTGCTCGCATGGTCGCACCGCGGCTGGGGCTCCTGGTACGACCTGCAAATCCAGGCGGTGCGCATGTTCACGCGCTCGGAGTATTGCCACGTCGGCCTGGCCTGGAACGTGGGCGGCCGGATGTTCGTGCTGGAGGCGGTTTCGGCCGGCGTGCGCATTTTCCCGTTATCGCGCCTGATGCCCTGCTACTGGCTGCCGCTCGCCGCGGCATGGGATGGCACGGTGGAGGAGATCGCACTCGCCCACGTCGGCGAGCGCTATAGCAAATGGCAGGCTGTGCTGGCCGGGCTCGGGATGCTGCGACCGGGCGAGGACCGCGCCTGGCAGTGCGCCGAGTATGCCGGCATGGTGCTGGCCGCCGCCCGCTTCCGCGTCGACGACGACTGGACGCCGAGCGGCCTGGTGCTTGCCGCCCAGCGGCAGGGTGCGCCGCTGCATTACCTGGAGAACTGACATGGGGAAGCTCGTTGCGCTGTGGCGCGTGTTCAGGAAAGGCGAGGCGGTGGCCAACCCGGCCGCCTGGAAGGCCGGCCAGATCGGCGTGACGGCGGTGGCGGCGCTGCTGGCGGCGCTCGCCCAGGCCGCCGCCGCTTTCGGCCTGGAGGTGCCCGTCGATGAAAACCAGTTTGCTGCCGTTGCTGGCGGCGTCGTTGCTGTCGTCAATATCGTGCTCACCGTGGCGACCACTCGAAAGATTGGACTGCCGGCCGTGGGCGAGGCCGCACCTGGAGCCGGGGACGGACGAGCGGAAGACCCTTATTGAACGTGTGGACGGCGCCGCATTCGGCGTGCGCTGCCGCTTTTGAGAGAGGAGCAGACCATGAGTTTCCTGATTCGCGCCCAGATCCTGCTGGGCATGATGGGCACCCTGATCGCCGCCATCAAGGCGGTGGAAGAAGCGATTCCCGGCTCCGGCCACGGCGAGCAGAAGCTGGCCGCCATCCGCGCCGTGCTGGAGCAGGCGCATGCCGGCGCCTCCGACGTCGCCGAGAAGTTCGACGCCATCTGGCCCTCGGTGGCCGGTGTCGTCAAGACGCTGGTCGGCGTCTTCAACGCCAAGGGCATCTTCCGGAAAGGCTGAGGCCGTGCAGGGCAACGAACTGGACGATATCCCCGGCACGCTCATGAGCACGCGCGAGCGCTGGCACGTCGGCAAGGAGATCCCCATCGCCGTGATGGTGACGCTGCTGATCCAGACCGGCGGCATCGTCTGGTGGGCTGCGACAGTGTCGGGCGACCTCAAGCAGCTCGTCGCCCAGGTGCGCGAGCTGAAGGAGGAGCGCTACACCAAGAACGATGCGCAGCGCGATCAGGCGCTGGTGCAGCAGCGCTTCGGCGAGCACGACCGGCGCCTGGCCTCGCTCGAGCAAGAGAGGAGGAGCCGGTGAGCGACCTGGGCGACCGCATGGCGCTCATCGCCGCCCAGCTGGCGGCGCACTGCCCGGCGCGCGTGGTGACGCGGCGCCTGCTCGATTTCACGGCGCGGCCGCGCAGCGAGCTGCTGGCCGGGGTGTTCACGCTGGTGTCGGCCGGCGAGGGCGGCTATGCGAACTACAACGGGCGCGAGGCGATGGACGGCCGGCACGAGATCCTGCTCGTCGGCCAAGTCGAGGTGGCGCCGACGGCACAGCCGGAGGACACCGAGGAGGCGGAGTTCGCGATGGTCGAGGAAGTGAAGGCTTTCGTTCGCAGCCTGCCGCCGGCGCTGTGCAGCCTGACGATGAAGGGCTTCAGCCAGAGCAGGCAGATGGAACACCCCTATGGGTGGATGGTAGTCGACATGGAGATGAGCGCATGAGGACATACAAACGCGAGTCGGCCGCCTGCCGGCAGGCGGCCTACCACGACGGGCCGCCGGAGATCGCCTTCGCCGGCCGCGCCTGGCAGCGCGGGCAGCCGCAGGCGGTCACCGAGCAGGAATGGCTGGCGATGCAGGCGAGGCCGGATTTCGCCGGCTTCGCCTTCGCGGAAACCGGCCTGGTCGCGGAGGCGGGCGAGGCGATTCCCGCGCCGCAGGTTGAATTCAACGAGGAGAGTAAGTCATGACACAAGCAAAAGGCGCATTGATGCAACTCCTGCTCCAGCGGGAGAGCGCATTCCGTACCGAGCCCGGCTCCGCCGCGGCATTCAAAATCCCCTTCACGCGCTACGGCATCGGGCGGGATCCGCGCAAGCAGAAGGATCCGTCCATCAACGCCAGCCCGCTGCCGGGCAAGAGCGGCTGCGGCGATGCCGTCGTCGAGGGGCAGATCGCGTCGATCCTCGATCTGCGCTCGATCGGCCACTGGCTGGCGCTGCTGCTCGGCGTGCCGACCACGCACAAGGCGGTGACCAAGCAGCCGACCAACGTGACGGGGGTGACGGTGAACTATGCCGAATCGACCTGCACTACGGGCAACGGGACGCTGACCTTCACGTTCTCCGGCACCACGCTCGCCTGGAAAGCGCAGGGGGACGGCACGGCCGGCACCGCGGTGAACGTCTCGGCCGGCGGCACCTTTACCCTGCAATCCGGCACGGCCAACCATTCCATCAGCGTGACGGTGGCGGCCTCGGCGATTCCCGGTACGGACAAGACCGATGCGGACATCGCGGTGAGCGCGACGCTGAAATGCCATGCGTTCCCGTTCAACCTGACCGGCCGCCCGAGCGCGCTGCTCGAGCTGGGGCACACTGACACCAGCAAGTATTACCGCACGCTGGGCGCCAAGGTGAACACGCTGGCCTACGACCTGGCGGCGCTGGAGCAGAACATCGACCTCGGGCTGATCGCCGGCGAGGAGAGCGAGAAAAACGCGGTCTGGGACGCCGCGCCGACGGCCTACGACAGCGTGCGCGCCTGCGGCTCCGGCGGCAGCGTGAGCAACGGCTACGACACGACGCTCGGCTCGATCGTCGAGGGTTCGCTCTCGGTGTCGAACAACATGCAGGGCGTGTCGCTGGTCGATGACCGCGAGGGCTACGGACTGATCGACCAGGGCGAGATCACGCTCGGCGGGCGCATCAAGACGCTGTTCGAGTCCTCCGGTGCCTACGCCCTGGCGCGCGCCAGCACCTCGACCCACATGCGCGTCGGCTCCAAGGCTTCCGTCGGCGCCGACGTTTTCGGGCTCTACTGGGATATTCCCAACGCCGAGTTCATCGAGAAGGCCGTGCCGAAGGAGGGCAAAAGCGGCATCTACGCCGACCTGGAGTGGAGCGCTCACCGCGTCTCCGGCGGCGTGCTGCCGCTGGTGACCCTGATCAACGACGTGGCGAGCTACTGAGGAGAAACCAATGCTGCTGCTGAAACCCAAAAATCAGGTCAAACGGATCGTGCATGCCGAGGCCGGCGCGTGGTTCGATGTCCGGCCCCTCTCGCCCGCGAAGCGGGAGCAGGTGCGCGCCAGGCACCGGCGCGCCAACGAAGTGCAGCTGGTGCCGTTCATGGAAGAGATGGCGGTCTTCGTCATTTCCGACTGGGGCGGTGTCGGCGACGGCAGCCAGGAGCTGCCGTGCCTGGATGAGCACAAGGCCGAGTTTGGCCGCAGCCACGCTTTCAACCTCATGCCCTGGCTGCTCTCCGAGGCCGAGGACCTCGATCAGTACATCGCCGACGAGAAGGCGTCCGCAAAAAACGGCTAGCGGCCTACGCCGGCTGGCAGGCCGGCGGCGGGCCGGAATACCTGTCGGCGGTGAGAAAGGCGGGACGGGAGCCGCATCCGGATGACCTGCCCCCCGCCCTGGAGTGGGAGAGCGAAATCTGGGAATTGTGGCGGCGCATCGAGACACAGTGGCGTTGCGACATGGACGGGCCCGTCGGGCTCGACTACAACCCGGCGATCGCCATTATTCGGGAGCGGCGCTGGCCGATTGAACCGGCGCTGGAACTGCTGCAGGCGATCGAGCTGACGGTGCTGAAGAAGCGGAAGCGGGCGCATGACTGACGGGGTGAGGATCGACATTCGCGGCGATGCGGCGGGCTTCAAGCGCGCCGCACAGGAGGCCGCGCTCGAACTGAACAAGCTGCAGGAGTCCGGCGAGCAGGTGGCGGAAGCCACCAAGCGGCAGCGCGCCGAGGCCGAGAAATACCTGGTCAACCTGCAGAAGGAGGCCGTCCTGCTCGGCCAGGGCGAGGCCGCCCGCCGCCGCCTGGAAGTGCAGATGCTCAACATCACCGAGGGCCAGAGGCAACAGGCGCTGGCGGTGATCGACAACATTGAGGCGTACCGGCAGGCCGAGGCCGGTCAGGAGCGGATGGCCGCCGCAGGCCGGCGCATGGGCCTCGCCGTCGGCACTGCCGCCGTTGCGGCCGCCGCGGCGATCGCCAAGATCGTCTATGAGTCCGTTCAGGCTGCCCCCGCCGCCGAGCAGATCGACGCCAAGCTCACCGCCGTGTTGCGCGCCACCGGCCAGGCGGCGGGGCTGGCGCGCGGCGAGATCGGAGCGCTGGCGCAGGCCATGAAGGGGGCCGCCGGCATCGACGACGACAAGATCAAGAGCGCCGCGGCGGTGATGCTCACCTACCGCAACGTGCAAGGGGAAACCTTCAAGGAGGGCATCAAGCTCGCCGCCGACCTCTCGGCGGTGATGGGCTCCGACCTCGCTTCCGCGACGCAGCAGCTTGGGCGCGCGCTGAACGACCCCGAGCAGGCGCTGGGCGCGCTCACCCGTGCCGGCGTGCAGTTCTCGCATTCGCAGCAGAAGATGATCAAGGACTTCGTCGAGACCGGCCAGCTCGGCCGCGCCCAGGCCATCATCATCGAGGAGCTGAAGAACAAGCTCGGCGGCGCCGCCGAGGCGATGAACACCGGCTACACGAAGGCGACCAACGAGCTGAAGAATTCCTGGGACGATCTGCTGAAAACCATCGGCGGCACGGATGCCGTGAAGAGCACCACGGTTTCGGCGCTCGGCGCGATCTCGGGCTGGCTCGCCAACATCAAGGCCAGCATCGAGCACGGCGACTGGGCGGACAAGTTGATGGCCATCACGGGCATGCGCGGCCTGATCGGCGCGCCCGTCGCCGCAGCGAGGGCGGCCGGCCCGTCGCGCGCGCAGGACGCCCTCGACTGGGCCGCCGGGCTCGGCGACATCCGCGATCCGCGCGACATTCGCGCCGGCGCCCAATACGGCCAGGTGATGCAGCAGGCGCAGCAGATCGCCGACGCCGAGAACCGCTTCCTGGACAAGTTCAAAACCAACCATGAAAAGATGGATGAGGAGATCGGCAAGGCCAGGACGATTCTCGGCAAATATCCCGAGCTGTTGGGCAAGGTCGTGGCGGCGATCCGCGAAAAATACAAACCCGCCAAGTCCGACCTCGACCGCATGCGCGAGCTCGGCCGAAAGAACGAGCTGGACGCCTACTACGAGACCGGCGGCGAAGAGACCATGCGCCTCGTCGCCGAGAAACGCGAGCGCGGAGCGGCGGCGCGCGATTACCAGGAGGGGCAAGCCGACTGGAAGAACTGGCGCAGGGAGATGGCCGGCGCCATCGCCGAGGAGGAAAAGCACGCCGAGGCGCTCGGCAAGGAAAACGAGAAACTCAAAGAGCAGATCGACACGCTCGGCCTGTCGGCGACGGAGATCGCCGACTACAAGGCGCGCAAGATCGAGGCCGCCGCCGCCTCGGCGGAACTGGCCGCGAAATCCCTCGACGACGCCGCCGCGCTGCTGGAGGAGCAGAAAGTGCTGCCCGAGGTGGCCTCCGGCTACCGCCGCCTGGCCGAGGCCAAGCGCCAGGCCGCCGGCCGCGCGGCCGAACAGGCGGGGCTCACGCGCCACAGCGCCGAGCGGGAAGAGGCGGTCGAATACTGGCGCGGCATCGAGCGCGCTGCCCACGATGCCTTCATGCACATCGGCGAGAAGGGTCGCAACACCTGGGAGCGTCTCAACGACGCGCTGAAGAACACCCTGCTGGAGACGCTCTACCGGCTCACCGTTAAAAAATGGGTCGTGCAGATCGAGCAGAGCGTCACCGGCTCCGGCGGTGGCGGCGCCGGCGCCGGCGGTCTGCTCGACGGGCTGCTCGGCCGGATACTCAGGGGTGGCGCGGCCACCAATCTCGACGATCCGGCGCGCAACGTTCAGGGCAATGCCGACTATTACTGGGATCAGCACGCGGGCGGCATCGCCGGCGCCGGCGGCTCGTCGCTGCGGCTGCGCGACCCCGGCATTTTCGACGGCGCGCGGCGCCTGCACGGCGGCGGCGTGACCGGATTGTCGAGTGACGAGGAGCCGGTCGTTTTGCGCCGCGGCGAAGGGGTGTTTACGCCCGAGCAGATGCGCGCCCTTGCGCCGGCCGCGCCGGCCGGCAGCGTCCAGGTCATCGTCAACAACAATGCGCCGAACACCGCCGCCACCGCCCGCGAGACGCAGGATGCCCGCGGCAACCGCCGCATCGACCGCATTCCCTCCAGCCTTGAGTATATTCACGCCGGCCTCCGAAGCGAGCGGATGCGCCGAGGCGACCATGCCGTGGACGGCTTCGATCTGGATATTCTTTGTCGCTGCCGGGAGCGGTTGACACAAAGTAAGGAGCACGACGGTGACAATGCAGGAAAAACGCAATGGGTCACCAAGCGTCCAAACAGAAAGGAGCTTTCGTTTATGCTTCTCTTTGTCCCGACGGCCTTGATCACAATTACCCTGACACAATGCTGCATACCGGGGCGGTCTCGACCCGAAGGCTGACTGAAATAGATCCACGGTCCCCACAATAATCCTCATCGACATCCTTAATTTCCTGATCAGAACGATTTGTCATGTTCGAACAGAGTTACCCATACCTTATAGCGGAAAATCTGCAATAGTGCGACAGGAAGAACGTATGGCGCCGTTTGCGCGGGAGTATTACAACAACTGCTGTTTGATAACCCATGGCTGAGAGCCGCTGATCTTTCCGTCTGTGTCTTGCCGATCCTTCTTCGAAGTCGCGTGA